ATCGTATCCGTGAGCGTTTTGACATCCTGCATGAGATGACCAAAGCCTGCGTGAGCGGCGACATCCGTGCTATGATTGTGAGCGGCCCTCCTGGCGTGGGCAAGAGCTACGGCGTTGAGCAAGAAATTGACAAGGCCTGTTTGTTCGACAAACTGGCCAGCAAACGCCTTAAGGCCGAGGTTGTCAAAGGCTCGGCCAGTCCCATTGGCCTGTACCAAACCCTGTACAAGTATTCAGATCCCAATTGTGTGTTGGTGTTTGATGACTGTGACTCTATCCTGTTGGATGACGTTGCACTGAACTTGTTGAAGGGTGCTCTGGACTCAGGCAAGAAGCGCAAGATCTCCTGGTTGAGTGACAGTCGCATTCTGCGAAGCGAAGGTATTCCAGACAGTTTTGAGTTCAAGGGTTCGGTAATTTTTATTACCAACTTGAAGTTTGACACCATGCGTTCGCAGAAATTGCGGGACCACTTGGATGCACTGCAAAGCCGATGCCACTACTTGGACTTGACCCTGGACACCATGCGTGACAAGGTCCTGCGTATCAAGCAGATTGCCAAGGACGGTGTGTTGTTTGCAGACTACGACTTTGACGAGTGTGTGCAAGACGAGATTATCGCCTTCATGGACGAGAATAAAAATCGTCTGCGTGAGATGAGTTTGCGTATGGCTCTCAAGATTGCAGACTTGCGCAAGATGTCAGTGTTGAACTGGAAGCGCCTGGCAGAGACCACTGTTATGAAACCAGCAGGAGCCTAACATGTATGAAATATGGGATGGCGACCTGTACCTGTACTCGGTGGACACCGAGTACGAAGCAGATGAACAGCGCGAAGCAGGCTTTACTGTGAAGTGCCTGGAATACTACGGAGCGTGACATGGAAAAATTTGCAGTTTTTGTTGGTGCAGTTGTGATTGGTATTGTAGGAATTCTGTTACTGAGTTTCTTACTGAGCTGGCCAGTGTACATGCTGTGGAATGGTTGTTTGGTTGATGCAGTGCCTTCTGTGAAAGAAGTCACTTGGTTGCAAGCCTGGGGTATCACTATCCTGTGTGGCTTCTTGTTTAAGACCACAGTCAACTCAAAAGATTAACCCTCCAAGGTTAACCCGGGCATTGGTTGGCTCCGGCCCGGGCTTTGTGGCAGGTACCCCTAAAAAGGTACCTGTCTTTTTGACTTCTTGCGGCGGTAAGTATATACTGTTACAATGCCGCAACACCTGCTGATACATCTGAGCCAAGGCTTGACATTACAATTTAAAATACGAGCAACCCCTCTTGCTGAGTTATGGGTTGAGCGTATGCAAGCCCGCGGCAGTTATCCATTAGATCATCCAGATAGATTTTACGGCTTTGGCTCTCAATTGGAAGAGCGCATTCGTGCCGAAATTATGATCCAACAATGTATCACAACAATCAACCAACATGAAGCCATTATTGAACGTGGGTTTGATTGGAGCCAAAACAGTCTCAATTACTTGCACAACATTTTTGAACGCTACCATGGACTGCTAGATCAACAGACATCAGAATACTGGCAACAGGCACCAGTTGCTGTGAGACAGGCACTGTCAGAATTGAACCTGGCAGTGCATAGATGTGAGACTGTGCTTGAAGGTGTGAAGCCAAGATTTGTTTGCACTTGGTTTGGTATGCCCAAAACAAAGAAACTTGATCCTGATCAGTTGGCGCAATGGGGTGAACCGCAAATACAATTTGGAACTGTGTATCTCAATTATTGTGAAATTGGAAAAACAGTTGAGGACCTAGCACACGACAATGATGAGTACATAGGTGAGGATGCATTCCGACCGTTTGGTCACTACAGTGCCGATTTTCATGTGGCATTTTTCAATCAGGATTTAAGCTTCAAAGAGCCAGGCATGCAACAGTACATTGATCAACACCAAGATTTTTTTCTTGCCCATGGCATCACAAGTGTGTATAATGCAATAGCACAACCCTTACGTTTTCCCGTGGCAGATTTGCAGTATGCCGGACAACCACAACAACTCATACAAGAAATAGCACGCCAACAAAGGGTGCTCAAAGTTACTATACAATGAAACAATGCACCATACAAATTCGAGATGAAGTAAACATCAAGCTAGAGGGCATCGACTTGGATGTGCGCAAGGCCTTGGTCAATGCATTCAAGTACGATGTACCTTACGCAAGATATCTACCAGCAGTAAGACTGGGTCGTTGGGATGGCAAAGTCAGCTACTTCCAATTGGGCGGTAGCACATACACCAATCTCTTGCCAGAAATCATGCCCATCCTGGAACGCTACAACTACGATATTGAGCTTGATGATCAAAGAGAATACTCTACCACATTTGAGTTTGCTCAAGTTACAGAACAAACATTTGCACACAAGACTTGGCCCAAAGGACATCCTGCAGAAGGGCAACCTATCCTGTTGCGTGACTACCAAGTGGAGATTGTGAACAACTTTTTGACCAATCCACAATGCATACAAGAAGTGGCCACAGGTGCAGGCAAAACAATCATGACAGCAGCCTTGAGTGCCAGTATAGAGCCATATGGACGGTCAATTGTGATTGTGCCTAACAAGAGTCTAGTCACACAAACTGAAAAGGACTACCTCAATCTTGGCCTGGACGTGGGCGTTTACTTTGGCGACAGAAAAGAACACGGTTGCACACATACAATCTGCACTTGGCAGAGTTTGAATGTGTTGTTAAAGAATACCAAAGCAGGCATAGGCAATGTGACCATACAGGACTTTATTGAAGATGTGGTATGTGTGATGGTAGACGAAGTACACATGGCCAAAGCAGATGCACTCAAAACTCTGCTGACCAGCGTGATGGCTAGAGTGCCAATTCGTTGGGGATTGACCGGTACTGTGCCCAAAGAGAAGTTTGAAAGCCAAGCTCTGCTAGTAAGCCTAGGTCCAGTGATCAGCAAGTTAAGTGCCAACGAACTACAACAGCAAGGGGTGCTGGCGCAGTGCCATGTGAACATTGTGCAGTTACAGGACCATGTGGAATACTCAAACTACCAAAGCGAGCTTAAATACTTGTTGGAAGAGTCCGGCAGACTGGATGCCATGAGTGAACTCATACGCCATGTAAATGAAACAGGCAACACTCTGGTACTGGTTGATCGCACCGAATGTGGTCGACAGTTGGTAGAGAGACTGGGCGAGCGAGCAGTATTTGTGTCAGGCGCAACCAAAGCAAAAGATAGACAAGATGAATATGATGAAGTTGCAGACAGCACTGATAAGATTATTGTGGCTACCTATGGTGTTGCCGCTGTGGGTATTAATATCCCTAGGATTTTTAATTTGGTTCTTGTGGAACCCGGGAAAAGTTTTGTCCGCGTTATCCAAAGCATTGGACGCGGCATAAGAAAAGCGGAAGATAAAGACCATGTGCAGATTTGGGACATAACATCAACCTGCAAATTTGCCAAGCGCCATTTGACCAAGCGCAAACAATTCTACAAAGAAGCCAACTATCCGTTTACTCAAGAAAAACTTGAGTGGATGAAGATAAAATAGTTGACTTTTCTATTAGATCTCTATATACTACAAACATGAGAATACTTACCCTAGACAATGCTACATACGATTTAGATCACCTGCCTGAAGAAGTAGATGACATGCGTTTTGCTATATTGGACAATTCAAATCCTGCAGATCCTGACTATCATTTTATACCATTGATCTTCTTGGAGAGCTTTAATGCTCCTGCTCTTGTGTTGCGCATAGGCGAGCACACTATAAAGATGCCCATGGATTGGCAGATACTAATTGGCGAACCTGACGTTGGAGACTTGGAAGTGCTACCACTTACATCAATCAACGATCGTGGATTTAAAGTATTTCAATTCAACCCACTGACCAGTTTCCGTCCCAGTTTCCCAGACATCGAAATTCTAGATGTCTATCACGAAGTGTCATGGTACGCACCCAAACTCAAAAATGGACAACTGCTGGCAGTGCCTGTAAGTGACGGTGCAGATCCTGATTGTGTGTATTTTGTCAAAGACGTCAGCCGCAATTGCGAGATCGTGGACTACAATAAGGCCTGGTAAATGCCCTACACTGAACCTGAAATATTTGAAATCATCAATCGCTTGGCCAGAGTGTATCTGGAAAGTTACCCTGACGATCGCGAAGGTCTAGAACGTTTCCTGCGTTGGGCACACCTACAGTACGGCTACCAGTATGGGCAGTCTTAAACCAGACGCCACATACATTTACGAACGTGCCGACGGCATTGTGTATGCTCGTGAGTTTGGTGCTGATCCTAGCACACGTCAAGTGGTAGGATATGAATCTGGCACAGAATACGATCCAGTGTCTGGTCATAAAATAGACTACGATTCAAGAACAGCAGACGGTAGGCCGTTACATGAGCACATACTGGAAAACAAAATGTGGGGCGAAATTAGGCGTGCGGCACCAACCAATCCTGCATTACAAGACGCCCTGGAACGTGTTATAATGATTTACAAACTGACCAAAACTCATGAATAAAATTTATTGCAAAGCACCTTGGACCAGCGTGAGTTACATGCCTGGCGGCAAGTATTCTCCTTGTTGTGCCTGGGGAGGTACTACATTTAACAGTCGAGAAGAAATGACTGAAACTGTTGGCGGTGCGTTCTTGCGCGGCGAAGTTCCAAAAGAGTGTGCTAATTCTTGTCCTCCAGATGCCGAAGGCTGGCGAGGAATGTATAAAAATTATGATACAGACTGTAAAACACACAAGATAAATTTTTTAGATTTTCGCAATAACAATCTTTGCAATTTAAAGTGTCGCAGTTGCGGGCCAGGATTCAGCACCAGTTGGTCAAGCGAAGCTGGTGTGGAAGATATAAGTTTGTACAATCCAATTGATGTTGACGACATGGATCTAAGTGAGTGCAAGCAAATTTATTTTGCCGGCGGCGAGCCACTGCTGAACCCACAACATTACCAAGTGCTTGAAAAACTAATTGCCCAAAGTGCCAACCCTGCACTAATGTACAGCACCAACATGACTGTGTTAGGTGCCAAATCAAAACATGTGAAAGATCTATGGCCGTCATTTAGCCTTATTAATGTTCATGCAAGTATAGATGCTGTGGGCAAGTATGCTGGCATAGTGCGTAGTGGCAGTGACTGGAACACAGTAGAGTCTAATTTGCAATGGGTTCTTACTCAACCAAATTGCAACATTAAAATTGCCACTGTGATCAGTGCCATTAACATCTGGTGGTTGCCCGAGTTGCTAGACTATTTTGAATGGCTGTCGTTGGATCAATTTGAACCAGTGCTGGCCAATGTTGACTCTGTGATTGGACTAGGAAGCATTCCAGATCAATATCGTCCTGCTCTAATCAACATGTTAGAACAGTCAAAATTTGCTAAAAAGTTTAATATGCAAAGAGCAGTTGACGCTTTGCGCAATCAGTGTTATAATGAAACCAACTGGTATCGTTTTTTAGCTCAGCAAATGATTCAAGACAATTATCGAAATGAAAAATGGTTTGACAATTTACCTGTCAAACATAATATATACAGAGAGACGTTACAAATTGGATAAACTGACCATTGCCAATGAGATGAAGATGTTTGACCGCAAGGTCAGATCATTCTATGACGATCTTACTGCTGAAGAGCGTAAAAAGTTTTCCAACTATCTCATGATACGCTGGGGGTCGGCAGTGGAAGGGTCAAGAGAACTTCAAGAGTTCTATGTAATTGCCACCAACGAACGACTGAACAAGCACTTCTTTAATGTAAGCAAACACCCAAAATTGCAGTGGCTTATGGCCACAAGTGTGAGTCCAGATCTTGGCGCACAACGTCATCCTTGGATTGCCCCAAAGAAAAAACAAGCCGGGCTCAGTGCCAAACGCAAAGCACTGATGGCAATGTACCCACACTACAAAGACGATGAGATAGACGTCATGGCAGCAATCACCACACAAAAAGAAATTGACACATACAACCGCGCTGCCGGCAATGAAAAATGATACAGCATTTGATTGTAAATGGATGTAGTTATATGGAAGTATATGCTGTGGGCAGTGGACACCATAATCTTTGCCAACAATTAGGACTGCCCAGCTGTGAAAGCCTTGCACTAGGCGGCAGCTCAAATTCAAGAATTATTCGCACCACAGCCAAGCATGCAGCCACCAACAACACTCATCCCACATTGTATGTACTGGGCATGACATTTATCAATCGCTGGGAACTGCCAGTGGCCTTGAACAATCCAGAATTTGAAGGTGCTTGGCGTAAT